ATTTCCCACTGTGCATGAGGATCAAGACGCTGCTTACAGACTCTAGCATACGCTGCCAAGGAACCAGTCCACCACCACTCAGTATAAGTACCTTGTGGTAGGACGAATCGTGCTTGTTCTGGTGCAACTCCATTTTCAATTAGTCTATTATATACCTTCAAAGACTCACTTGCAATAGTTTTATAAAACGAATCACAAACTACTAGTGTGTCTTCATGCGTTATAAAATCTTCAGAACCCTGTTTTGCGCCGTTTGACGGCCGTGATCTCCATTGTGGATTATAGATCTGTGGTTCATCAACCACATATCGGCGTGATATTTCATTTTCAACAAATCCTTGTTTGTGCTTAAAAAACTGTGTGCGTATTGAAATGGGAGCACGGATTCTTAATGTAATCTGTGGATGTGCGAACGGCGTCCAGTGATTGTGTTGTGCAAGATACTTAATTAGCTTCTTGTCTTTATCACTAATCTTTAGTAGATCTTCTTCCCAATAAAATGATCCAGTGGAGTCTAGACGATTCTTTGCTTCTTCGTCTATTTCCCAATCACTATGCTTATTGAATGATACTCTTGCAGCATTTACCACTGTAAGATCGTCACCCATGTGCGAAACATACTGCACAAATCCATGATCCAATACATTAATTCTTTTATTTTGTTTTATACTCGTTTCCATGATGTAAATACCAATTGTGCTTTCAGTCCTTCAAAAACATTTTTCTCAAGTATATTGTTAACATAATCAATACCATTCTTGAGAACCATATCATTTATATCTTTCTCTTTACAATATTCTGGCCACACACAAACTTTATGTCCAGACTCAATCAACTTCTTTTGAATTTCAACCGTATCCTTATTTCTAGGTTCATTGTCAAGAACAAACACTGCCTCTGGATAAATCTTTGATATGTCAATGAATGAACCTGTCCCAAGACAAGCAACACTATTTTTCAGAAATGTGCTGTCGAGTGGACCTTCTACAATGTAGATTGTTTCATTCTTTTTAATTCTGTCAATACCAAACATTAATTTCTGTGTGTCTTCTTTCTTGATGGTTAAATACTTTGGTGCGTTTTTCTTACAAGTTATACATCTACCCTGAGCACCAACTACCTCACCGTTCTCATCACGAATCAGTATAATGATGCGTGGTTCTTCTCTTGCATCATATGTTTCATCAAACTGCTTTGCAAAAAGTGAGAAGTTATCAGTATACCCCATATCGTCCCATCTGTCTTCAGGAATCTTTCTAGATTCTAAAAACTCCATGCATTCTTTTGATGATTTGGCTGGGGTAAAATGATCTACTTTTTTCTCAAATATAGGAGTAGAATCATATGGATAAAGTTTTTGCTGAGTTGGTTTCTTGTAATTTGCTTTTCCGTCTTCCCCTGCAATGAAACGCTCAAGAGCATACTGCTTACAAAGATAAGGAGACACCTTTTCTAAAAAGTTATAAAGGTTGGATCCAAATCCACAGTTGTGACAACGGTAAAAGAAATCACTACCCTTCTGGTAAAAGAATCCTCTCGCAACTGTTTTTCTTTTAGTAGAGTCTCCACAAATAGGACACCTACAATTTGCAAGATTATCTTTCTTCCACTTAAATCTCTTCAGTAGTGGAGAAACCATACCAATATACTTTTTGTCAATGTAAGTAGACATGTAATGTATCCAAAACTTTAATCACAAAGGATTCTTTTTATCCTTTTTTCTTCGTATATCTTTGTATAAGATAATTTTCTGATTTTCTCCAGTTGGTTTTACAAACTTCTCTTTGAGTTGTTCGGAGTTATCCCATTTCATTGATGATGATTTGTGCTTTGGAAGTCCGGCAGTTTTTCCGATGACTTCCCAATTATCTGCACGATAAACTGCTCCGGTATTTCCGCCTGCAACAAAAGTAATTAACACCTTCAAATCGTTTCCATACTTTTCTTTCCATGCAATTGGAGCCAGTTCTCTAAGTTGTCTTAAAATTTGTGTACCAGCATTCTTGATAGATTTTGACATACAAAATCTCCAGTTATTTGCGACACAATTAAATATTGATCTATATTCTTTCATAGACAATCCCATCCTAATCAATATGTCTTTGGGAGGGGGATATACAGAAGATCCTAAACCAATCATACCAATTGGCTGACTACCGAAGTCATCACTTTCATAGATTAACCAATCTATCCTACGACCCACAGAAGAATTTGTTGGTACATAGGAGTGGTGCTTTTCAATAATCTGCTTTACCAATTCTTTTTGTTCTTTACTTGATACTTGAACGAGGATCATTTAGACTTTCCAATCGCTGGTCTTTACAAGATTTCTTGGTTTTGTCTTATTGAAGAAGTTTTGTTCCTCGTCCTTTTGCTTTTTAGCAGCATCAGTAATAAATCCCTGATCTTCGGCGGAAACATCGTACATTTTCATCTTTGCACGATTGACACCAACAATGAACTTACGGTTCTTTGCTTTGTCATTGTACCGATTCTTCAATTGCTTTACCATGATCTGGTTAACTTCATCAAGTTCTTCAGTAGCAATCAGAGCAAACATTAGATCCGATGTTGCAGGAAGTCCAAAAGACTCTGATGTGTTTTCTAGATCAACATCTGTGTTACCATAACCTTCACGATTTGTTTGTGTGGCGGTAAAGAGAGGAACATTGTATTCAATTGCCAATCCACGGAGTTCTTCCGCAATAGATTTTACATACTCATAAGAGTTAACATTCTTTGAGCCTTTGTGTCTAGAAGATGCACAGATGTTCAGATAATCAATAAAGATCACATCAGGGACAAACTTCTTCTTTAATTTTAGTTCATCTAGAAGGAACCTAAAATGATTGGCATTCGCGGTAGCAGTTGGATATTCCTTGATGATAAGTTTACCAGTCACACCAGCAGCAACTGCCTCAAGTTTCTTTTCATAAACGATCTTTGGCAATGATTTAAGATCGTCAATGTTTGTATCAAGAAGGTTCGCATCGATTCTTTCTGCGATTCGTTCTTCTGCCATCTCACAAGTGATGTAGAGAACATTCATGCTACTCTTGAGACAGTGTGCTGCGTGGTGACAAAGGAATAGAGACTTACCAACTCCAGTTCCTGCCATGACGACATTAAGAGTCTTGGCAGTTACACCATCTCTGGTGATGGAGTTGAAGAACTCCAGATCAAACGGAATCTTCTTCTCTTCCTTGTGGTAGAAGTCATATCGTTTGTCTGCGTCTTCAATATAATCGTGTCCGATGTTGGGGTCAAAAGATACTGCAAGTGCCTTGCTTAGAATATCAGGAATCTCACCATCACCTCTGGAAGATTTACCATCAATAATATTAATGGATTCCATTATGGCGTTGTAGATTGCCTTCTTACGACAGAACTCTTCAGTTTCTTTCGTCAACCAGTCTAGATCAACCATGTCAGCATCAGAAGTGATTGACTCCACAACATCGGAAATGTCCTTAACTTGTACTTCGGTTAGATTCTTTTCCTTGTCAAGAATGATGAACAACGCCTCCTTGGTGGGGAGGCTGTTGTACTTGAAAAAGTAATCCCTAATAGTTTCAAAGACAAACTTCTCAGAGAAATTATGAAAATACTCCTTCAGTAAGAATGGAGAAACCTTTCTTGCAAAGTTTTCGTCTTTAATTATATTATGTAGGATTACTTGCTCAATATTATTCATTTTCTTCCTCTACTACTGCTTCAGTTGATCCATACTTGAATTCTGATGCAGCTGCTTCATTGATCTTATCCATTAGTTCCTTGGTGAAATACTTCTCAGGATTTTCGTAGATGTTCTTTTCAAACACCTTTGAACCGTCTGGTAGTTCGATTCTACCACTTGTCTTTGAGAGTATACCATGATCTACTGCTAAGTCAACCAAACCATAATAAGGATCTAAACCTGTTTCATAGTTAAGACGAACATCAACGACCTTGTTTTCTTTTGTTAGGCGACCTTTGTGTTGCTTGCAATGAATAATATTACCAACAACTTCACCAGAGGCATCCTTGTCCTTCTTCTTTGAAAGATAAACAACAATAGATGCTGCATACTTAAGACCACTACCACCACCCATCTCTTTCATTGGTACATATGCCCCGACGACATCATAAGTATGATTGGTAATGATCATGGGAATATGGGCAATGCCAAGTTTAACAGTCAATACACGGAAAGTTGACTTGATAACTTGTGCTCTGGTCATGTCACGAACTTCCTTGCCTTCGGCAGTGTCGTTGATTTCTTTTGAGGTTGACAACATGCCCAGCGAGTCAAGAACAATCATCATCTTCTTTCTCTTGTTCTCTGGCATCTCAAGATACTTGTCAACGATTGTAACAATCTGCTTGCGAAACTCTTCGATTGTCATGACAGGAAAAACTGCTACACGCTTTGGATCAACTCCACGATTCTTGAACATCTCAGTAGTAACTGCTTGCTCTGAATCAAAATACAGCACAACTGCTTCTGGATGATCCTTCAGGAACTTAGAAACAATACCCATAGTAATATAGGTCTTACCAGTTGCCTGTTCTCCTGCAAGTGCCATAATCTTGTTATCAGGAATGCCACCATATACATCACCAGAAACAAGAGCATTCAGAATATGACATCCAGTATCAATGAGAACACCGACATCACTTGTCGGAAGTCCATCGTTTACCAATGATGCATACTTGTTTCCAGACTCCTTAACAATACCATTTAAAAAATCGCTCATAAATCTCCTTATCCAAATAATGATTCTAGCGTACTAACTCGTTCTGCTTTCCAATTGATTGCAGTAAGAATGGAACGAAGTGGTTCCATGAATGCCTTATCGAACTGCATATCATAGTCTATGTAGTGATCAAGCTCAAACTCTTTTGGAATGTCATTGATAAATGAAACCACGTGGTCTTGACCACGAACACCACCAAGTGGATTTGGTTTCTTCAGATAAACAAACTTGATTTTATCGCCGTCTGTAATCTGCTTGTACTTCTTATCCAACTTGTACTTCTTAATATAATGATTGTAAATCAAAGCACCTTTGACTTGAATTGGTGTTGACTTACGATAAATCTGTTGATTGTCGGCATATTCACCAAGACCATTTGCGCTTCTAGGAAACGCAACATCCTCCGGGCGATACTTCATAAACTTTTGACGAACATCTTCAATGAAATCAATTAAGGCGTCTTCGTCTTTGCTCATGATTATCTTAATTGAAGACTCTAGATCCTTACGAACTGCCTCTGGTGTAGAACTCCGTGTTGTTTCGATACCCATGATCTTCAACTTAGGTTCCTTGTACTGAACACCTTCCTTGTTCCACATGTTCAAGATATATCGCTTCTTTGCAGTCCAGATGCCCTTCTCTGCAATAACTTCACGACCCATCACCATC